TCAGGGCGTTCTTTTGCCGATCTCACCAAGTACCACCACAGCTGCCGAAGCGGTCGATCTCCGAGCTGCCCGGTCGGAATAATGCTTGGCCATTTCGATAGTAATGCCGAGGATGCGTGCGATGTCCTCAGTGGCGATACCGGAATCAGCCAGGTAGTTGCCTACCGTGTGTCGCAGACCGTGGATCGTCAGACCGTTTGGTATCTTTCCTGCCTTGATCAGTTTGTCGCGGAACGTGTGCCATGACGACCGAAATCCGCTCTCTGTCCAGCTAGTGCCCCTGGTCGTGCATGCGATTGTGAGAGCTCTCTTCGGCGCCTTCGCAAGCACCGCTCGCAGTGGCGGTGGCGGCGCGAGCCAGAGGTCGAACGAGTTTTTGTTTGGCCGGAAGTTGAATAGGCCTTCGCTGTAGTAGTCCCACCTGATCCGTAGGATGTCCGCCTCACGCAGTCCCGTATACATCGCAAGGGCGAGGGGCACTCTCAGTTGGATTGGTGCCGCCGCGAGCACCACCGCGCATTCTTCCATTGTCCACGGCCGGTTTGCTCGCTCCTTCTTCTTGTCGCGTTTGAGCAAGGACACGCCAGCTGCGGGGTTTGTGTGTGCGAAGCCTCGTGGGATCGACCAAGAGAACACCCGGCTCATCACCTGGATGATCATGTTTGCCCGCCGCTCGGATTTCTTCGCTGCCCTGTCGCGCAGCTTGAAGATGTCAGGCCCCGTGATCCGCTCGATTGCAAGGTCGTCGATCGGTTTGAGGTAGTCGAACACCCGTGTGTCATAGTCTCGGCGCGTTCGATCAGCGAGCGCCTTCCACTCTGGTGACTGTTTGAACTCTCGAACTAGGCCGCCCCATGTGCCCGGTCGTGCTTTGGAGTCGTCGACGAGTGTGGCCCGATACGTCCGGATCTCTTCAACTAGCGCCCAGGTGCCGTATTCGTTTTCAAATCGGTATTTGGTTTCTCGGTCATAGACGTATCGTTTGCCTTTAACCTTGGGACAGTGAAGGCCCTTAATGTTGACCTCACCACCGTCCTCAAGCCGCATCTTGGTCATCGTCGCCGAACCGCTCTTCTACCCAATCTGTACCCGGTCCCGGATCAACACCATCACCCAACTCGGCGCGCTCGATGTACCAGGCTCTCGCCCAAGCTTGCACGTCCTCCGTGGGATACAGAAGCTTCTTGTTATAGCGCACAGGGGTGACGGTGCAGTGCTTGCGAAAGAAGCCGATGTTCATCCGGCACATCGCCGCGCTCTCCGAAAGCGTCATCATAAAGGGGGTAACACCCGGCAGGCCAGCTAGGGCACCTGGATTCTTAGGCATCACCGCCCACCTCACTGGTGTTGCGGGCTGGGACCTTGTGGGGATCGTCAGTGCGGCCATCTGAGGCGCGCGTGCCAGGGGCTTCATGTGGTTCAAGGTGATTGACTGAGATGCCGCCGGACTTTCCGGAGATCATCAGGACGATGTTACCGCTTCCAAGTGACCAGGGCTCGCTTCGGACAGTCGCGATCAAGTGGTGTCTGTCACCAGCAACGGGGTAGTATTTGACGACGCTGCCCTCGGGGAATTTCTTTCTCGCTTCTTCGATATTCATACCCATTGGATCCTTCTCGCTCCCAGGGCAGTGAGGTCGCCCCAGTTTCCTGTTTTGATGCTCTTGCCTTCAACGCCCTTGGTGCCGGGAAACCGGATGTCTGAGACGTTCTGAAGGAGGTTTCGGGGGATGATTGCGCTGGCCACACCATGGACGGGGCAGCCGATAGAGGCGGTGACCCTTGCGCTCGGGTTGGCTCCGTCCTTGATGATGACCGGCGCCTGGCTCATGCAGCCCTCTTCGCCTCGTTGGCGTCCCAGACCTGCTGAAGCTCGCTGATGTTTGCCTCGGCCGGCGCAAGCACGCGGATCAGGTCGATGATGCGGCGGCGAACCGTCTGATCTTCAATTCCTGAGAAGGCGGACGCCAAGGCCAGCCCGTCAGGGCTTGCGATAAAGTCATAGAGCGTGGAGCTGTCGTCTTTTGCCAGCATCGACACTCCGGCCCCATCCAGACCTTCGAAGAAGTAGTCGATCTTCACGCCCAGCTCGCGAGCGAGGGCAAACAGGCGGCTGGCGCCGACACGGTTGGTTCCGCGCTCATACTTCTGAACTTGCTGGAAGGTGACACGAGCTTCTGGCCCAGTTCTGACTGGCTCATTTCTATGAGGGAACGGCGCAGGCGCATGCGAGTGCCTACGTGTTGATCAATGGAATTGGGGGAGCGTGCGGTCATGCTGCTTTTCCTTCTGGTTGGGTTTCGTGATGGGAGAGGGTGATCTCGCGCTCGGCGCACCAGGCCTCGATGATGTCGAACAGGAGATTGAACTCGGAGACCGTGAGGTTCTTCGACGAGTACGAAATCGGGATCATGGCCTCGCCGCTCATGTCCGGGATGAACTTCGCTTCCTTGCGGAGCCCATGCACGAACATCGACTTGTAATCGGTCTGATCCATGAACTGCCCGGAGTGGGTCGGGTGCTTCTTCGCAATCTCGCCGCAGATGGCATTGAACCGCCGGCTCTGCAGCTCAGTCCGGCGTCGCGTAAGGACGCACATCCAGCTCTCGCCCAGGCGCCCATTTGCGACGTACTGGATGCCCTGAAGGGCTTTCTGGATGGCCTCTTGGGACTTGAGCTGAATGGTGTGGTGATCGACGCTCATGCTGCGGCAGCTCCAGGGAACTGCACCGCGACCACGGCTTGCTTATCGTCCAGGTCGCGCAGGAAATTGCTCACACCCATCTCGATTGCGGCGATGCGTGCCTCATCTCGCTCAAAGCGGATGATCTTGAGGCGCATATCTTCCGGGAAATCAGGATTGAACGAGCAGAAATCGACCCACTTGCGACCCGTGCAGGCCAGCTGACTCTGCATCTGGGTGATGTATTCGGTCTTCACCTTCGCGTTCAGTAGCGTTTCAAGATGGTTGGCTGCGTTCGGGCACTTGATCTCGATGAGCCCGTCATCGCCCACCAGACGGTCAGGAGAAGCCCCGAACATTGAAATGGTCCGATGGTCTACAAACTCCGCCGGTGCGGGCTTGGTGTCCGTATAGAACGCGTATGCGCTGCGAGCGTCGTCTTCCAGCTCGTTGCCACGGTCCATGTCAGCGGAGCGAAAGCCTTCCTGGTGGCGATTGGTGAGCCGCTCGATGAGCAGCTCCGCTAGATAGTTGGCGCGGGAGGCGGACGGCTGTCCGCTCCTCCCTTGGGCCAGCACATCCTTGACCCGGGACGCGGTTACCTTGCCCAGGCGCTGTTGGTGCCAGGCCTCGCTTCCTTGCTCTACCATCATGAGGCCTCCGGCTTCTGTTCCGCGGCCTTCTCGATTTCCATCTTTCGGCGCTTGGAGGCCAAGGCTGCGCAGGCATCGCTGAACCGGCCAGACGGCATCTCCATGAGGTTGTCGACCTTCAGGTATTCACAGAAGGCGGCTTCCTCAACGCCCAGTGTTTCCAGCTCGTTTCTGATGTGAGCCACACGGGCTGGATCAAGCGGCTCCTTGTCCTCGTCCCGCTCAGACGCTTGTCCGTCATCATCCTGCCCGGCTGCGAGCCCCAGCGCTGCCTTGAGGGTGTAGCGCTGCAGATAGGTGATGGTTGAGCTGACAGCCTGGATGGAGTTCTTGTTCCCCGAGTTGTCCCTGTTGGCCGATAGCGAAGTCTCCTCGCTGTAGCCTTCGCGGTGGGAGAGCACGCAGGTGACCGTGACCTGGTCGCCTTCCTGGGCCGTTCTGTACCGATAGGACAGGCCATGGGCGGAGAGGATCGGGTCGACCACCTTCGCGATGCCGGCGAGGTCCTCGTATTTGTAATTTGTCCGGCCCTTCTGGCTGGTGAAGTCGACTTCCCGGTTTTTTCCGATGGTCGGAATCTCAGCCTTAGCCTCCGCAATCGCGTTATCGAAAGCTTTGCGGCCCAGGTTGCGTTCATAGCGCTCCTGCAAGTCCATCAGCTTGTCGAGCATCTCCGTCGACAAGCCGGACTCGATGGCTCGCGAGATCATGGCCATTGGGGTGAGTGGTGTGCTTGCTGGCGTCTCTGCAGGCACCAAAAGCTCTACATCCGGGACGACTTGGGCGAGGGCGGCGTTGTCCGACATTCTGCTCTCCTAGAAATTGATGGTGACGTTGGCGACTTGGTCGTCAGCGATGGCTTCGATGATCCGAGCGGCGAGCCCTTCATCGATCTCGGTGGCCTGCATGAGTGTGTTGATCGCCTTGCGGGTGACAGCGGCCTGGTGGCGCTTGTTGGCAGCCTTCTTCTCGCGGGCTTCCTGCTCGGCCTTTTCTTGGGCTTCACGGGCTTCCTGTTCGCGAGCGATGGCTTCACGCTCCTCCTGCCGGGCTTTCTGCGCAGCGGCCTCAGCAGCCCGCTCAGCGGCCTCCTCGCGCTCTTTGGCGCGCTGGGCTTCGAGCTCGGCGGCTTCCTTGTCGCGCTGGGCCTTCTCTTCTTCGATCTTCCGCGCATTGGCTTCGGCGCGCAGACGGGCCAGCTCTTCGGCCTCGGCCTCGCGTTGTTTCGCCGTGGCCAGTGCGGTCTCGACGGCGCTCAGGGCCAAATCGCGCAGCTGCTCGACCCGATCGGCGTCTTCCAGGAACACGGCCTGCTTGATTTCCATGACTTTGAGTTCGTTGAGACGCTCAAGGATCCGGTCGCTTGCCTCGTCGAGGCGTGCCGGTTGGGCCAGGATTCCGTTGAGAAGCTGCACCGCCTCGTTCACAGCCTTCTCGCGCCGCGTCTCGGCTTCCTCCCACTCTGACAGCGGCCTGCGAACCTCGTCCTGCAGGTTCTGAAGGCGGTCCTTGATGGTTTTGCCGGCATCGTTGAATTCGTCGATCTTCCGGCGTGCATCCGCGGTCAGATTTTTCCGCGCCTCATCGCAACGGGTTTTACACTTCGCGACCTTGAACGCTGCGGACTTGATCGCGTCCCGGTCTTTCTTGGTGCTCACGTCCGTTCCAACAGACCGAACCTCCAGGGCGACTTGCTGGTAAAATGCCTCGAACGCGTGGGTGTCGAGGATGAAGGGCGCCGCGTCGATGGTGTCGGGGTTCACCAGAGCATTAGGCACAAGGGTATCGTCATGCAGGGGTGCTGCAGTCATTTCACTCTCCGTGAATTCTAAAGAAAAAGACCGGCCAGGCAGGCGAGAAGGGCGGGGGCGCTCAGCACGACCACCCAGCCGGTCAAAGTGAGGGGCACTCGTCTATGCGGTCGCACAGAGTTCATGCTGCCTCCGGTGGCTCTGGATTAAGGGGAGGAGACCCAGAGCCCGCCGAACCGTTGATTAGGGTGAAGGTGCGACCCCGCTGGCCGTCCTGATCGGGGGAGCGATCAGGAGTGCTCGGTTGGTTGCCCGCGGCAGCGGGGTCGCTATTCACTGAGGAGACGGGACAGGGATTGCCCTCAGTGAGGTCTGGTCGCAGGTCGTCGACAGTCGAGAGGACCTGAAGGGCTCGCTCTCCAGCGTCGATACCTGCTTGAATGTGTCTCTTGGCCGCTTCCAGGGACGCGGAGTCCTTGGGCGCCGAGATGTTATAGATCGTGTTCTCAGCCTTCCCGAGGAACCGCATCGCTCTGCGTGCGGCCTGGTCAGCATTGCCGAGCTCTTCGTCGACCTGGTTCAGAAGAATGAAGATCGCGTTCAAGCTGCCACCTGCGCGGTCTGAGCAGCAATCACAGCCTCGATCATGTCGGAATAGAAGAAGGCACAAGGCAGTGGATCGCTGCGATGATAGTCCGCGACCTTCTGCGCATGCTTCACGCCACGCTCTGTCACTAGACGTTCGGCTGCATCCCGGAACCATTGGCTCTCGGTGTTCGTGATCGCATCCATTAAGCGGCCTCCTTCTGTTCGGACATGACCGCGTTGGGGCGACGGGCAGCCTCAGCAAGCGCCAGACGCTCGAAGCCCTTCGCGGTCAGTTTGTACTGGTAATAGAAACGGTTCGAGGAGAGGCGCTTCTCGACGAAGCCCTGTTGCTCGTAAACGCGAGCAGAGCTGTCGCTGAGGTCGTGCGGGCGATCACCGTAGCTCCAGCCACCGTCGACCAGTGTCAGCTCCGGGCGAAACTCGCTTGCCAGAACGCGAAACCAATTGAAAGCGGTCAGCGGAAGGCGGTCTGCCTCGGTGTAGCGATGAGAGGTGTTGGTGTGCATTTCCTGCTCCCCGATTGCGAAGACGAATGTGCATCAAATGCACAACGGAGTCAATCGAAATATTGTATTAAATGCACAATTTGTGGCTCGGGTCGCCCGAAATCATTGACAGCAAAGGCGCAGGCATGAGTTTTCGATCACGGGTTGGGGCGTGATTGAAGCAATTTTCTTGATGATTGCAGGGCTGCGCGTTCGATCTAAGCTTTGCGCTTATCCGTGAAGGTTTCGAGGATCTGGCGTGCCTGGTCGCGCTTCTCAGCACTAATGCGCGACCAAATCTTTACGACTTCAGCCTCTTGTGCTCCTGGGTCCTTACTGACCAAGTCGCCCGGCGTGCAATCATATACAGCCGCGAGCGCTTCCAGCGTCGATTTTGTATAGTCAGACTGACCGCGTTCGATGCGTGACAACTGAGAGTGACTAAGTTCAGCCCGATCGGCTGCTTCTTCTAGCGTCAAGCCACAGTGTTTGCGCCAGGCACGCAGGTAGGAATCGGGAACGTCTTTGCTCATGTGCGTATTGTGCACATGGGTCTCGGGTCTCGCCACGGCGCGAAACGCACAATTTGCTTGACGTGGAATGTGTATTTCGTGCACATTCTGGATCATGACGAACTCATTCGACGATTTCGCCCAACGACACGGGCTCTCGGATGCCGATGTGGCGAAAGCAATCGGCCGAGACCGTTCGCTGGTTTCCAGAATGAGGAGGGGCAAAAGCATCCCGACATTGGAAACCGCTGCGTTGATCCAAGACCGTTTCGGATTTTCGATGCGCGCTTGGCTACCTGAACTTCTGACCGCCGAGCCTTCCGTGCGGGATGCCGCTTAATGTCGGTATCACCCAACTCGCTTGAACGCCGTGACGTTGTCCGGACCGGATCCCAGCACTTCAAAAAGCTCATGTGCGAGAACCAGACCGGCGTGCTTCGTGATGTAGATCTGGATGAATTTCTCGCCGCACTGAAGCTCGATCCACGCTCCATTGTCCTTTGCAGCCGTAACCGGCACCTCGCCTACGAAGAGAGCGTAACCATCCATACTGAACCCCTGACTTTCTTGTTGCCCCACCGATATCTCGGCGAGGCGACAAAAAGAGTCCGATCGCGTTTACGAACGCTGTTGCGGCGCTCACGCTGTGTGACGGCGAGCCATGCTGGTCGCTCGTGCCTCGTAGAGGTCTGCGGCTGCGTTCAACGCCTCACGGTACTCGGGTGCTATCACGCGGCATTGGGCCAGCTCCCGCAGCGCATCTGCACGGTTTTCAAGCTTCTCAACCAGGTCCTGGTGCATCTCATCTTCTCCACTCGCTACGCCGAGCGAGAAGGTGGGGCAGGGGCATACATCTCGTCTATTGGAACAGTAGGGGAGAATTCCAATGCCTGCGTATAAGCCCCGCAAGCCGGGCTCCTTCGCTCACGCCACGACAGAGCTCCGTGACTTGTTTGGTGCCGGTCCGATGGGGCTTCGGGTGGGCATCTCTGATGGAGCGATCAATGCTGCCTGTGATGCCGATCAGTCCAACTACTGCCCGCTTCGTATCGATCGAGCACTCGATCTGGATGTGTGGTTTGTAAAGGCGACGGGCCGGGCGGCTCCGCTCTATGCAGCCTATGGCCAAATGTTGGCTGATCGCACCCAGCAAGTGCCAATGGCCGGCTTGCCGCACGAGAACATGGCCAGCCTTTCCAAGGAGAGCGCGGAAGTCATCGAGGCGATTGCGAAGTTCGTCGCGTCCGAGGGCTCGTCTTCTGCGTCTGAGGAAGTGGTTCGGCAATGCGATGACGTGATCCGGCTGATGCAGGCCATACGCACCAAGCATGCGCGGAATGCCGGGTTGGTGCCCAGCTCTGCAACACCGAACCAGGGGGAGGCCGCATAGTGTCCGACCTTGCCCCCCACGACATTGACGCAGAACAGGCGTTTCTAGGAGCGCTGTTGTTCGACAACCGCATTGGCGAAGCGACGGAATGGCTCGCTGTGGGCCACTTCTACGATCCGGTGCACGCCCGCATATTTAGCCGGGCACTGGCACTGATCGAACGAGGCCAGGTCGCGGACCCGGTGGTCATCAATAACTCCCTCGCTGATGATGCCGGACTTAAGGAGGTCGGTGGCTCATCTTATCTCGCCGTTTTGGTCGAGAGTGCCGCGGTTGGGCCTGCGGCTATCGAGTACGCTCGGATTGTCAAAGAGCTGGCGGATAAGCGCCGCTTGATGGAGTTGGGGCGGCTACTGGTAGGGAGCGCGTCCAACGCAGGCGTTCCGAGCTCTGAGCTGGTCGAGCTCACAGAAACCGAACTCTCCGCGCTCGCTGATCAAGAAGAAGGCGAGAACGAGGTTGGCCTGGCGGAAGCCCTGAGCGCCGCGCTGTCTGCACCGACGACGTATGTCGAAACCGGCCTCTGCGAATTCGACGACGACCGCGTGTTGGCACCGGGCCTCATCATCCTGGGCGGGCGATCAAGCATGGGAAAAAGCGCGCTCATGTTGGCCTTGTGTCACGCGGCGGCCAAGCGCGGGCAGGCCTGTCTTATTCCATCCAACGAGATGCCGGCCAGCCAGATCGCGCTTCGCATGGCCGCTATTGAGACGCGCGTACCGTATGTCGCGGCCTTGAGCGGCAGAGTGACGGCTGATCAACGCAAACGGCTGGACCAGGTCATGACCGAGCTTGCCGAGCTGCCCATCACAATCTTGGAGGTGCCGGGCGTTGGTACTAGCGCTCTGCGGTCTCGTATCCGTCGATGGAAGCGCGCTCAGGTCAAAGCAAACCGAAAGCTCGGGTTGGTCGGGCTCGATTATCTCCAGAACATCCCAGGCAAGGGCGGCTCCCTCTATGAAAAAACCTCCGATGTCGCCCAGGGCCTGCAGAGCATTCAATTGAGCTTGGGGCTGTGCCTGGTCGTGGGCTGTCAACTCGGCCGCGCGGCAGAGAGCGAGAAGGACAAGCGTCCATCGATCCGTCATTTGCGAGATAGCGGCAAGATCGAGGAAGTCGCAGACAAGGTGCTCCTTGTCTACCGCGATGCCTACTACGCCGAGCGCGAACCGGAATGCGCCGACGTCATGAAGGAAATCGAGCGTAAGGAGAGGGCTCTTTCCAAACGCGTCGAGATTGACCTCGCCAAGAACCGCCAGGGTCCGCTCAAGCGCTTCGAGCTGATCGCGGACATGGCCACCAACACATTCGAGGATATGCGCTGATGGGAAACGTGCTCGACACAATCGAAGCGATGGAAGCCGCAGGTCTCGACGCGGTTAGCATCTTGAAGGCTGTGAAGCATCTGGCTCGGAAAGAAGCGGAGAAAGCGAACCTGAGGCGCAAATCAGAGCGAGAGCGAAAACGTCGCCAGCGCGCGCCGCAACCTGTTGAATTTATACAATCGTGTCCGCGGGACAGCGCGGGACAGGGTGGGACACCGCGGGACACCGCGGACCCTTCCCCCCACACCCCCCTACCAGAATCTATCTCTCCCCTAAAAAAGACCCCTAAAGGGGTCCAAAAAGGTCCCAAGATCGATCGGGATGAAGTGGTCCAGGCGTTTGATCGGATCTGGCCAAGGCTTCCACCTCAGGCCAGGCGGCGAGGGCAGGAGGCCTGCCGGATGGCTCTGCTGAGGGCAGTTGCTGCTGGGGCGCCTCTGGCGAGTGTGGAGGCGGCTGTTGGTCCATGGCTGGAGAAGTCCGACGGGTTCGTCGAGCGGTTCGACAAGTGGCTGGCCGAGGGGATGTGGGAGGCTTGGGCACAGGACGGCCCCGGCGAACCCGATTGGTTGGGCGAGATCGAGCTCTTCAAGCGTTTTGGCAAATGGCGGATGGATGGGCCGGCACCAGATGAACCCGGTTGCCTGGCCCCTCCGGAGGTGCTGCAGCGAGCTGGTTTTCATCAGCTCCAGGTCGTTGCTGGAGGGCGTGAATGA